TAACGTTAACTTAAATACAAAAGAGTTAAGCGTTAGCCTATCTGTTTATGCTGACGGCTCTGACACTTTAATACTAAGCTTTGACTCTAGTATTACATCTTACAATTATTATCAAACTATAGAGATTAATTCAACGGAGTTAACTCAGTTAAAGGATGAGGCTCAATACAATATTATAGGAGTGGATTCTAGTAATAAAGTAATATACAGGGGTAAGTTTCAAACAACTTCAAAAGACATTTTAGATTACTCAATTAACGAGAATAAATATACACAGAAAATAAACTCAACTAACTATACAATACTAGACTAATGAACTATACTATCACTAACTTATCAGCTTACGAAATGCCTCAAGCTATCGAGGAAAAGAATAAAGAGTATGTGGCCTATGGAGAGGACAACAATTACTTCGCTTTTCTAATACAGCAATACCTACAGAGTGCTACTAATAACGCAGCTATAAAGTCTATAAGTGACTTAATCTATGGTCAAGGTTTATGTATTGACGGACTAGAGAAGGATTCTAAAGAGGTCAAAGAGATTAAAAAGCTAATCAATCACAGAGAGCTTAAAAAGATTATACTAGAACGTAAGATGCTAGGAATGGCTGCTATGCAAGTTATATATGCCAAGGCAGGTAACAATAGAAAAGTAGTAGGAATTAAGCATTTTCCTATACACACATTAAGGCCTGAAAGAATGAACACAGAAGGCGTTATAGAGAACTATTACTATCACCCTAATTGGATAGACAAAAGCCCTTCGGATACTCTTAAAAAGATACCTACATTTGGTAACTCTACAGAAGCTATTGAGTTGTTTATACTTAAGCCTTACATCTCAGGTTACTCATATTTTAGCCCTGTAGGATATAGTGGAGCTTTACCTTATTGTGAGCTAGAGAATGAAATCTCAGATTACTTACTTAATGAAGCTAAGAACTCTTTCAGTGGTACAAAGGTTATAAACTTCAACAATGGAGTACCTTCTAACACAGAGCGTGAGGCTATCTCTAATGACGTTAAAAGAAAACTAACGGGTGCTAGAGGTCAAAAGGTAATTGTAGCATTTAACGAGAACGCAGACAGCAAGGCAACGGTAGAAGATATCTCTTTGAATGACGCACCTGCTCATTATGAGTATTTAGCTAATGAAGCTATGCACAAGATTTTAGTGGGCCACAGAGTAACGTCTCCTATGTTATTAGGAATCAAAGACGGAGGTAATGGCTTAGCATCTAACTCAGATGAGATTATGGTAGCTTCTCAGCTATTTAACTCTACGGTTATAGCTAACTTTCAAGACGAAATTTTAGATGCCTTAGAGGAAGTCTTAGAGCTTAATGGAGAAGTACCTGAATTATACTTTATTACATCACAGCCTGTAGAATTTACTTCAGATGACCAAGAAGAGGATGAGGCAGTAAAGGAGGATAAGAAGGAAGTTGAAAAGGTAGACGATAAAGACGCTAAAGATAATAAGAAAGACCAAAATTTAAAGAGCGCTATTGACTTAGCGATGAGTGCATACTTAAAAACCCGTGATTAATGTGTAAAGTAGGAGACCAACAAGCAGAGATATTAATATACCTAAACAAGGTAGGCGAAGTTATGCCTGATGATTGGGTATGTGTTGACGCACGTGTAGACGATGGAGAGACAGAAGACGAAGACTTTGAAGCTATGCTCAATGCTACGTTAAATGTGGCCCTTAGTGTAGCACCTGCTGACAATAGAGCAAAGGATAGTGTACAAGACAATAAATTTGTTAAGGTACGATATGCTTATGTGCAAGGCTCTAAAAAGAAGGGTAAAAGTAACCAAGGTAAAAAGATGAGACCTTTTTGTGCTGCTATGGAATCAGCTTCTAGGTTATATCGTAAAGAGGATATCTTAAAGATGAAAGCTGACGGAGTAAATAGTACTCTAGGTCACAATAAAAATCCTTATAGTTTGTGGTTACATAAAGGTGGGGTTAACTGCCACCATAAATTCGAAAGACGTATATACATTAAGAAGGAAAAAAGAGACGGGACAGCTTGGGGAGGTAATGCAATGAACGGAGTAAAAAAGGCTACAATAGCTCAAGCCCGTAAGAAACATTTTAACCCAAAGAGTGGACGTTATAGGAATGATAGACGAGTAGCTGAAGCTCAGATAGATAGAGCAGACAAAGGACATCATCCAAGTTATAAACCAAAAGGAAAAAAGAAATAATATGAAAGCTTTATTTATTAGTAGAGATGACCTAGTAAGATATACACCGATTTCGGGTAACTTAGATTTCGACAGAGTAGTGCAATATATTGAGATAGCTCAAGACATTCACGTTCACGAACTTCTAGGTACTAACCTATACGAGAAGCTACAGGCTGACGTATTGGCTAATACACTTACAGGAGACTATGAAATTTTAGTTAAGAATCACATTAAGCCTACATTGGCACAATATGCCTTATTAGAGTTCTTGCCATTTAGTCAGTTTAGCATTAACAATAAAGGTGTATTTAAACATACTAGCGAAGCTTCTGAGACACTATCTAGGTCAGATATTAATATGATGACAGAAGCTACTAGAGACACAGCTAATCACTACGCAAGTAGAATGATTGAATATCTAAGAAACTACCCCAATAGTTTTCCCGAGTATCTGACAAATAGTAAAGAACAAATGTCCCCAAATAGAGAGAGTAATTTCGGGGGGTGGCAAATTGGCTAATATGATTAGATTAATAGCAGATTACGGTACTTACGGGCTTTGGATATTAAGCACTAGAGAGGCGATAAATCATTTTTTAAATAGTGGATACATTAACCTAGATTCTATGAGTTTTGCGGTATCAATATTGGGTGTTATTTGGACTATTGTAAGGATAGTAAACTCAGTACTAAATGGAAGGCTTGATAGAGAACAGACTAGACTAGAAAACGAGAGGCTAATAAGAGAGCTTTGGGAACTAGAAGACATAGAAAACATAGATGAGAGACATAACTAGAATAATACTACATTGCTCAGCTACTCCTGAGGGTAGAGATGTATCTGTTGACACTATAAGACAATGGCATCTAGATAGAGGTTGGTCAGATATAGGATATCATTATGTAGTAGACCTTAAAGGTAACTTACAAGAAGGCAGGCCCGTTGAAAGACAAGGAGCTCACGTAAAAGGATACAATAGAGGCTCTATAGGTATATCTTACGTAGGCGGTGTTGACTCCAATATGAAACCTAAAGACACAAGGACAGAAAATCAAAAGGGACGCTTAGAAGCTCTTATAATGGATTTAATGGATGAGTACCCTAATGCTACATTACACGGACATAATGAATTTAGTGCAAAAGCTTGTCCTAGCTTTGATGTACAAAAAGAATATTCAGATATAATAAACTACTTTAAGGACTGTGAGTAACGTAATAAATATAATAGCTTTTTTTGGAGGTGCAACTATAAGGATGAATTCCGTTAAGTGCCCTAAAACACTAATGCTAATAAACAGACTTTTAACTATAACACTAATAATATGGATGATAGCAACCCGAAATTAAAGAAAAATGGAGGAGAAGGCACTAACGTAGGTAATGCCCTTAGATGGCTTGTGAAGCAAGGTAAGAACGTCTCTCCTGAACTTTTAAGCCTAGCAGGCAATATCACGGGTATAAAACAATTGAGTACCTTAGGAGACGCTATACGAGGTGATAAGAATTTACCTGAAGCAGACAAGACTATCTTACTTCAAGAAATGGAGAACGATATGATTGAGATGGTAGAGGTTACTAAGCGTTTACAAATAGATAGTGAACACGCTATTACTAGAATGATAAGGCCCGTATCTTATGCTGCTATGTTTGTATTGTTTATGGCTATAGTATTACTAGATGGTAACTTAGGAGCTTTTACAATAGACAAAGCATACGTTCCTGTGATTCAGTCTTTATTCGGAACTATGACAATATTTTACTTTGGAAGTCGTGGCCTTGAAAAGGTAATGAAGACTTTTAAAAATAAAGCATAGCTAGGGCGTATACATAAAAGAAGTAATCCTTTAAATCTCTAGCTTAACTCTAGAAGCGGTAACCTTTAAGTCGGTAACCTTTAAAAGCGGTAACCTTTAAGAAGCTTACTGAGTCAGTAAATTAGGTTTTAATTTCCAATCTCTAAGAAAACAACAAAGAGAAGATACACTTTTTTTTTGACATACACAAGCTTTTCTGTGTTTATTTTTATATTAGTATCAAAACACTCTTAATATTGTTTTTAAATAAAGTACCTATAACAAGAAATTTGATAGGAATAAGCGGAGGTTTAGGTAGGGTTTTCCCTTCGCTCCTATCTTTTATATATGGCAAAGAAACCAAAAAAGCGTACTATCAAACAATGGAAAACGAAAATTGACCCTGTTTTTCACGAGTACGTACGTCGTAAAGAAGTAGACAATCACACGGGACTAGGTAAATGTGTGACTTGCAACAAAACATTTCACTTTTCAGAACTAGATTCAGGACACTTTATGGGTAGACAGCACCTATCTACTAGGTGGGACGAACGAAATGTGCATATACAGTGTAGAAAAGACAATCGATTCTTATATGGTTTACAATACGAGTATAGTTTATTCTTAGGAGACGAACTATCTGACGAATTATTGCAACTATCTAGGCAACCTATGAAGAGAATGGAGTTCGAGTACGAGGAACTATTCCAAGAATACAAGGCGAAACTAAAAGCTTTAAAAGATATTCAAAATTTCTAAC